TGTACATAGCTTCCTCTGCAAATTTATGAACTTGCATCTCTCCGTCTGTTCCTAGACTGTCACTTATATAATCTAAGATCACAGTTTTTCCAGAAACATTAGATGAAAAGTTAATTAATCCTCGTAAATTGTCTATATAAAAAGATCCATTTATTTGAGCGTGTTGAGGGTTTAACCCGTATCTTTGACCTAGAGCATTAACGTAGTAATCATCGTCGTATGAATCTTGATTTTCTGACGGCGTGTTAGATTTGTAATTAGACCAAGTTGTAGACTCGCCACCTGATTGAAGGTTTACGCCAGTAGCCTCAAACGACAATACAACGTCGTCTATAGCGTTTATTGCCTGCGTACCTCCCAGTCCAGTAACGGTATTACTATCATCCATAGCGCCACCGCTACTAACCGCTAATAAGTATATTTCTCCAGTTAAATTACTAACATCAACATCTACTAGTTCCGTAGCAGCGGATAAAGTGTCATCCCCAGCGTTAAACTGAATATAATTAAGCCCGCCACCAGACACCGGCACGTCGTATATAGCGGGATCCATATGTTTACTTTGTTTAAATCCTACAACCGTGTTGGTATCGTTTGTTCTGTTTGGATTAAAACCATCATTATTCGCGTTAGTTTGAGCGTTTAAATCAACTTGAGTAGAGAAACCTATTCTAACAGTACCAACCTCTGTATTACCCGTTGATATAGAAGAAGACAATCCTTTAGCTGATAAAGTTATATAATCTATTTCTGTTACATCTATTTCCTGCCACAACGCATAATTTCTTCCACTTTTTGCCGTCACCCCCTGACCGGTCAAAGATTGAGCTACGTGCAACCATTGGAACCGGCCGTTTAAAACCGCTTGATTGTATCCTTGAGTAGTTGTACCAACTAAAACACCATGTGCGATTCCATGAGCTGGACTACGTTTCCACGCCATTTGATCAGTTGTACCATTATTGTCTACTATGTCGTTATCAAAGCTACCGTTTAAAAAAACACCAGTAGTACTTAGCACAAAATCGTAGGAACCGCCTGCTTCTTGTAGTACTTTAAATGGATTTTGAGTGTCTCTAGTTGGGTAAAGAGGATGTTTAATACCAGCACTATCACTCCACATGACTCTAGTGTAGTTAACGTAATCGTGTGGAAGTATCATCGTGTTAGATGGTGGTAAAACTATTTCTTGAGACTTGATAGACTTAAAAGTGTCGAACGACAACTCTTGCATAGCTCTTTGAGCGTGAAAAGCAACGTCGGTTCTACTAGCTTTACTAATTATTTTTTCTTCACCAACATAGGCAACTAAAAATTGATTTATAACGTCTTCAAGTGAGGTAAATTGATAACCACCTTTCTCCTCTCCGTGATAGTAAGCGCTGTGTGTCGTACCGTCTAATAATCCCATTTATTATTGTTTTTCTTGTTGAATATTCTTGTTGTCTTCTGCTCCTGCTATTTGATATAATGCTGGGTCTTTTAACGTTATCCCAGCTAATCCTAATATTTTTATAACTAATTTTGTTTCTTCTGACGGATGTAGTTCAAAGTCAACACTATTAGTTGAATCGTAAAGTTCTGAACCCGACAAAATATAACTACTCCAATTTGCTTTATCTGGTTTTTTATAATAGTGAAGTGTTCCATCTATAGAATCAGCCGCGTCTATTGCCTCTGGTAAAATGTATATATTTTGATTCCTAATATAATATATTGGACGAGATTTTGTTGGCGCAGTTAAGGGAGATCTTAATGCGTTTTGAGCTTTTCTATAGGTAGTCTTCTCTACTTCTACCCCGTAGTCAGTTAGAACTTGAATAGTTCTATAATGCAAACTTGTTAATCCGTAAACGTTATCAACTCCACTCAAAGTGCTTGCTCGATGAAACGCCTCTAATTTATCTTGCAAAATATCTAAAGGATCGGAATATAGCTTATCGTTTCCTGGTATTCTACCAAACTGATTTATATCATAAAAGTACTGCTCAAATATATCCATCTGAGCCTGATTGGCAAATAAGTTAAACTCCTGAGGAGTTATATATCCTCTCTGTTCTTTATTAGCTAAAGCTAAAACTCTTTGATATACCGTGTCTATACTTACCATTTGTTATTTTTTATTTTTATAAGGAAAAACCTTATTTAATGTTTGTTTTCTTTTATTACAACCACAATCACTTCCTGCTACTTTATGTACAAATTTCTTAATTCCAGTTGCGGTTGTTATTTTTTCTATTGTATCTCCTAGTCCTTTTGATTCCATATAATTATTGTAGTTTACGATCGCCCCGTAGGGCGACCGCTCTACAGTTTGATTAATTATTTAATCTTTTTTCTATATTTGCATATATTTCCATACCTTCATCAGTTTTAAACCAATGCGCTAAAGCGGTGTATGGGTGCTCGTCAAATGGAACTGTCATTATCTTTCTATCAGTAGAAGTCCAAATGAAGTTTCTTTGATCGTTGGATAGTTTTATAATCTTAGATTCAACAGCTTTGATACCAAAGTTTCTAAGTTGTACATTATCGTCTTGAGTTAATTCTAAGAATAGTTTAGGACTTTTTCTAGCGAATAGTAATAAATCTCTTTTAAGTTCCTTAGAACTCAAATTATTAACGCTAGAACCCATCTCTACTCTCATAATTGCTTCTGCTGTATCTACGTCTAGCGACCTCGCTACCGTCAGTGCCTCTACCTCAAACTCTAGCCAATCTAACTCGTTCTCTGCTATTTTAACTGGCTTGTGCTCGTAAAAAAGCACGTCTTTTTGTGGGTGATATAAACTCAAAAGCTTTTGTAATACTGTTTTTTCTTTTTCAACATACAAAGCGCCATTTCTAAAAATTATATGTGATAATCTTTGATCGCCTTGCATCTCGTCAACAAATGAAGTTCTTTGATTTTCACAATATTTAAGCTCTCTTTCGTATCCTTTTTCTTCATCAAAGTAATATATACCTGATGATCTTATAGATCTACTTAGAGGCTTTTTATTTCCCTTCAAATAATAAACTCGATTTTTTATTTCCCATTTAGGTTCTTTATCTTCAATCTTTTTAGGTTTTGGTGTCTCAACAATAGGTGTTTCAACAACAGGCACCTCTACCTCTTCTTTTTTTGTTTCTTTTTTCTTTGCCATAATATAATATATAATAAAATTAATAAAAATAAAGGGTCGAGGCCGAAGCCCCGATCCTTAATATAATAAATGCTTACTTCATTAACATAAAGTTGTTAGCACCTTGTGTAACTAAACATCTCTCTGATAACATGTGGATTTGCATTGCATCTAAAGCAGACGTAGCAGCTCCAACAGAACCAGTAACCCAAGTTTTCATTTTTCTATTGTCAGTTTGAGAAGCTCTATATCTAACGTGTAAAAATGGTCTCTTAAGATTCTTTCCTAGAGATTGGTCGTATACAGTAGAAGTTCCAGCTGGGATAACAACCCCTCTGATAGCACTAGCACCTGCAACAGCGTTAATACCACCTCTAGTAGCATAGTCATTTAAGTATCTAAAGTCAGATTTGTAGAAGTCATAAGAACCTCTTCTGAAACCAGAGAAACCTAAGTTTAATGCCATGTCTTCAGAGTTGTTAAATACTCCGTAAGAAGTACCACCAGCCCCGTAAGAATTCATAGAAGCTAACATATCATCCATTGCTAACGAAGTAGCTCTGTTTACAAACATCATGTTTTCTTCAATAGCGCCTTGCTTGTCAAACTCAGCTAAAATAGCGTCAAACTCAGCTAAGTCAGTAGCAGCATTAACACCAGTAATACCAGAAGTTAAGTTACCTCTGCTTTCGATAGCAGCAAATAGACCTTCAGTACCAGTAGCAGCCCCGTCAGTATTATGAACAGCTAAGTCAGCATCGTTAGTTCCAGAAGCTTTCATACCTTCGATCATTGACATCTCTAAGTAATCAGTAAATCTAGCTCTAGTATCAGCCTCAGCTTTTAAATACCATAAGTAACCAGTTTGTCCCATTTCACCTGTAATTTCAACCCAACCGATTCTAGACGCATCAGAGCCTGATACTTCGTAGTAATCTTTTAAGATGATTGGCTTATTAGTATAAGTTTTAAATACTGGTTCGTTAGCTCCTCTTGAATCAGTTGAAGCGGCGTGCGTAGCACCAGCATCAGCTAAAGCACCAGGATAAGAAACTCCTTTCTTAAACTCAGAACCATAAACTAATACAGTACAGTTACCAGTACCATTAGCAATAACAGCGTCGTTTGCATCATAAGGAATAACCTCAATGTATACAGTTGAAACTTCTGTTACAACTCCCTTGAATGTTTGACCAGTTCCACCAGAAACGATAACAGTATCGTGAAGACGAACACCGTGATTACTACCTGGATCTTGGTCATCCATATCAGTTAATATTTCGATTTTACAACCTAAGTTACCGGAAATACCAGCGTCATGATCGATCATCGAACATTTGTAAGCTAGATGTAATCTACCTTGCTCAGACCATACAACTTGATCAGCTGTCATAGCCTCTTCAGCTCCTACTTGAGAAAGAAATCCTGAGATAGTTCTGTTTCCAAAAACCTCAGCTTCTTTTTCCATAAGATCTGGTACGTATTGTTGTGCCCAACCTAGGGTATCTGCTGATCCCGTAGCTAGGTCTAGATAATTTGAATTTAACGTTTGCTTTTGTGGAGCAGCCGCGCTGTTCAAATTACCTCCTGCAGTAATTGCCATAATTTTTAATTTTTAAATTGTTATTTGTTTTTAATTTTAAATTTGAAATCATTAGAATTATCGCCAAGTACTCTTACTTTGATACCACCCGCCTCAACAACCCCGTGAGATTGTCTTGGATCCATATTGATATTTTTAGCTTTAGCTACGCTATTTTTTAAAGCATCAGCCTTACCTTGTTCATAAAAGTGACTAGCAATCTTATCAGCGTTCATAGCCGTAAACATTGATTTGTGATAACCTTTAGCATCTTCCATTTCATTGTTCTTGTTCAAAAACTTTTTGACAAAATTATTAATGTCGCTTTGGCTACCTTTTACCGTGTCTGAGTCTTTAACATTAAATCTAAACTTTTTCTCTCCAACGTTATATTCAAAACCTTTGAAATTTTTGTTGAACACTTGATTAGTTTTATTTAAAAACGTACGGTGTTGTTTTTCTGCTACTTCTTTCTGCTCTTTTGATTCCGTGTTGTATCTGTTGAAGAAATCAATTGCTTTCTGTTGCTCGTTTGTGAGCTTAGATCCCATTTTGATATCTTCATAATATTTGGACTTTGCACCGTCCAGGTGTTGCTTTGCTTGAGCAACTTGCTCCTTCAAAGCTAATTTCTTTCTTCTTATATCTACATCCTCATCCATATCTTCGTCAAACGAGAAGTTATCTTCCATTAGAAAATCTATTTCCTCTGAATCTAGGTGGGGTTTTGTTTGTTTATAATATTCTTTAAGTAAAGCGTTGTTATCTAATTCAGAATAATCTTGATTTAGTTTAACGTAGTCTTCTAGATCACCTCCCGTGTCTTCCATAAACTGCATTAGTTTTTGAATGTTCTCAGGAAGCCCTTTTCCAGTGGCCTCCGCTTCAGCAACCGCTTCTTCAACCTGCTCTACAAGTTCTTCTACTTCATCAGTTATTTCCTCTACAACTGAGCTTTCTTGTGTTTCTGCTTCCGGTTGTATTTCTTCTTGTTTTTCTGAGGCGTTGGCATCTTCAACGAGTTCAACCACTCCTCCGTCGTCAATGTTGTTTTCAACAACTTCTTCTTTGGTTTCATTTACTTCTTCTGGTTTTTTACTTAAATCTACTTTTGTGATATTGCTATCTTCAGTTTTCTTTAGATCAACTTTAGTTACGTTGTCTACTTTTTCTACAACTTCTTCAGTTGTTTCTTTTTTCTTTTTTGCCATAATATAATATAATAATAATTAGTACTCTGTTTATTGGGGTTCAAACGCCCCTAAATTAAATCCACCACCCATTATATCATTACCTGATGATTCAAAGTTTTTAGGTGGTTTTTGATTATTTCTTTGGTCAATCATCTCTGATTGTTGTGTAGCTTGTATTTTTGTTCTTTTGTCTTTACGATCTTCTTTTTCTTTTTCTCTACTTCTAGTTCCCTGCACCTCCATTTGCTTAAGCTGCATGTTATACTGGAACTCTTGTTCCATTAACATTTTCTTTAACTCGGCTTCTGCTTGCATCTTTTGCATTTCTAATTGATTTTCTATTTGAGCAAGTTCAGCTTTTGATTGTGTTAAAGCTTGGTTTTTCTGAACTTCTGCTTCAGCGGCTGCTTGCTGCGTTTGGGCATTAGCCTGCGCTTGTGCCTGAATGTTTTGTTGCTGTATCTTTTGATCTCTATCTATTTTCTTTTTCCTTCTAATTTTCAGTAGCGAATTAGCCATTTTAAGATTCTTTATTTCTCTAACATCAATAGCGTCTTCTAACTCTATGTTTTGTTGGCTTAACGCAACTTGTATGTTGTTTTCTAATAAAGCTTTTTCTTCTTCGTCAGGAGCTAATTCAATAAATATACCAAAGTCATATAAGTGAAGATTAGACATTTCTTCTAGCGTAGCGACATTATGTGCTCCAATAGCTTGTATAAAAGCATCTTTAGTTGGAGAGTACTCTATGATGTCAGATATTCTTAAAGATAAACATTCGGCTATTTGAGACGTTAAAAACAATCCAGATTGTAAAATATGTCTAGTAGCAGTGTTGGAGTTAGCGGCTGCCATTTTTTGTATCCCTACCAGTGCGTTTTTATCTGGTGTAGAACCATCTCTAGCTTCGTTTAATCCGGTTACATCTCTAATCATTTGTAGATAGTAATTGTAATTACCAATAAGAGCCTGCATCTTTTGACCTCCTGCTCCAGATGTTATTTCTTGAATTGGCACTTTACCAGGATTCATATCACCCTCCGAAGTAAACGACCTACCTATAACACTACCGGTTTGGAAGAACATATTTAGCGCTTCTTGTGGGTTGTAATTTGTTCCATTACCTAAGTCAACCTCTGCTAAACCATCAGCGTCTAAATAAACTCCATCTGGAACCATTCTAGACATTATTTGTTGTAACTTCAAATGAGTTAATTGAATCATATCAGCAAAACCTGTTATACGTTTTACCAATGAATCAATCCTACCCTTATACATCCTAGGTGCTACGATAGAATAATTCATTTTAACTTTTGTAAAATCACTTTTAGGACGCATCATATTTTTTGACATCTCCCATTTTAGTAACTTTTCAGTACCAAGAATCATAGCTCCGTCATAGAGACACTCTATAGATCTTTGTAGTCTTTCATACCCACCTTCTTTGTCAGATGGTGGATTAAATGTATCGTCTTTTTCTATCGCCTTGCTTGCTCCAGATCCAGTTTCTTTCATTTTATAGACCTCGTTCATATAGCTCTTATAGTTAAAGTATAAAATTTGAACTTGGTTATTGTCTATTTCCCTAGAGTTGATACCGCCATGGTGATAGTTGTTAGTGTGAACAGATCTTGTTTTAACTATCTCTTCTAAATCTTCATGTGTAAGATGTGGGAACTGCTTCGCTAATTCATTTATAGGTACTGTTTTCACCTCGCCAACATAATATATGTCATCAAAATACGGAGATTCAGTATGTGAGTAAACTAAGTCAGCTGGGTCAACATAGTCTATAGTTACTCCTTCTGAAGTAGTAAATCCTGTTTTTACAGCTCCTATTCCTAAAACCGTTAAGTCGTAATAAAACCGCTTCTTTATCAGCTCGTAGTTATTTCCTTCCATTAGCACAGATAGAGCTTGCTCTTCCGCTAACTCTACAGATTGCTTATAAGATAGTTGCATGTGGATCGCTAATTCTTCCTCGTTTTCAGGTAAGGTCTCTGGGTCGTTTTCAGATAGATCTAAGTTAAAGTTTTCTTTAACATACTGATCTACAGTCTTCATCTTCATGTCTCTAATCATGGATTCCATATATTCAGTCCTATTTTGAACTCCATATGGATCTTGAGAGTACGCTTTTATATCGTACATTCTCTCAGCAATACCGTTCGAGACAATATCTACAAATTTAGATATGATAGGGACTGGTGTCCAATCTAGATTTAAGTAGCTTAAGTCACCATTTATAGATAACTCATCTTTATATTTTTGAATTGATTGTTCTCCACGAGCGTATAATCTTAAGTTGTGGAAGTTGTTTTGATTAGTTGAATATCTATTGCCACCACGATCTTTGTTGAACCACTCGGTCTCAATAGCTTTAGCTACTTTTAATCCATAGTCATAGCTAAGCTTCTCAGCATCGCTCACGACTTGACTAGGGAAATAATTATTTACAACAGACTCTGCCATATTTTACTTTATTATTTTAGATGTGCTTCCGGTATTGGTATACTTGGCAACATTTATGTTTAATTTTTGTTTCTCTATTTTAGCGTTTGGTCTATACAAATGCCTGTTACAAGCCATAATAGCTAATCCAGAACTAATAGATGCGTCAAACTTTGTTCTTTTGGTTATATCGAATCTACTCCAATCATTTAACGTTTCGTTGAAATATATGTTACCATAATTTCCATCGCCTAAATGACCAACGTGATCTTGTATATACATCTCAATAGCAGCTGCGTGAGCCTGCTTAATATCTTCGCTCGAGTTAGGTATTCCACCTATTTCTTTTTCTGTCACAGACAACTTGTTCCAAAGCTTATCTGGTCTATTCATTGAGTATCCTCTATAACCTCTTCTTCTTAAATGGTATAATAATCTCGGTTTATTATTCTCACATAGTAATGGCATTCCATAAAACACTAAGGCCATCAATACGTCTTCGAAGAAAATATCAGCGGTTGGAGGTCTCGCTACGTATTCTAAGAACATATGATTAGGTGGGCAATCCTCCATTGAGAACTTCGTCAACCCGTGTAATGCTCCGTTTGATCCCTTACCATCTACCGTTCCTGATATATCGTAACTATCACAGCCAAAAGCTCCCATGTGTTCGTTGGCGGGATATTTAATTCCGTTCTTCTGGACTATTTTATTCTGCATGTGACTTGGTGGAAACCAACTAACTTTGAATCTTCCTTTTGGATCCGGATAAAATATAACTTGTGTATCTTTTATTCCGTTAACCCATTGAAAGTTCCCAACTGATAACACTGCTGAATTTCCTATTCCTTCGTTATAATCTATTTGTTCATATATCTTAACTAGATTAAATATAGAGTTTTTAGCCTCATCTCTAAACGCATGTTCTGTGGTTCTTGGGAATTGTCTATAAAACTCATTTAAACCATCATGATCAGACTTTAATCCTTCGGCTTCGTTATTCCAATGTTCTATTATGCCTACGTCAATTAATTCACCGTCTGGTCCGAGTACATCATGATCTGGACTATCGAAGACTGGATATCCGAACTCATCAATAAATCCTTCATAGTTCCATTCCATTGGGATAAAAAGAGAATATAAACCAGATTTTGTTTGTCCATTACGATTTCGCGAGGTAACGTCTGAAGCATTGTATAGTTTTTTAAAGTTGTCTCCTCCTTTGTCAAGGGCGTTAGAAGTTGAGCCCATCATACATTTTCCTACTATTCTACTAC